CGAAGTAACCGAATTCTCGGCGACTTTGGCGGGGATCAGGACTTTGGCGTTGACGGACATGGCGACCTCAGAATGTATTGACCGCTGCTGTCTTAGCCACGCCCGCCACACCACCGCTCACATGGCTGCTGCGTGTATTGATGACAGAAGCAATGCCGTTCGTAGCCGTGGTGCTGTTGATCGTGGGCTGAGTCGTCGGACGAAAGTCGGTAATACTGCTGAATTCATAGAACTGAGCAGCAGACGCCAGCGACCAGAACGGCACCGAACAAGCGCCGCCGCCCCTCCTGACCGCATTTTTCACTGTCCACCGAGAAGACACGATCAGTGAGCCCTGCCGGCAAATGCCGGGGCCGGTGTAGGTGAAACCTTCGATCACCGCGTCATCGCCGATACCCTCAAAGTGAGGGTAGGTCACCGTCAACCCCTCAGGCACTTCGATTTGTAGATTATTGATCTGGTAGCCGTCGTGGCTGACAAAGACCAGATAAGGCCGGGTAGCGCTCAGGTAGCCAGTGTTGATGCCGCTGGCACGTACCGAAAGCCCGGTGATACGCTGATAACCCGGGTAGCCTTTGCCCGAGCCGATCTCCACCAATCCAACCCCAGGCGCGAGGCCAGCGTACGCGCTGTTCGTGATGATGATGGACAGGTTCTCGATGTTGTTATTGATGCCCTCGACTTTGACACCGGCATTGATCACGAAAGTGTCCCGGATTTCATGCCCACCGGAGACATCAGTACCAGAACCGGTTGCGATGCCCTGTGCGTTGATCCCCGTACAAGTGATGCGGACGCCATCGATGGTGATGTTCGACTGCGAAGGCGTGCCCACGCTGACGTTATAGTAACCGTAGAACTCGACGCCATCGAAACGGCAATTGCGGACCGCGATATTTCGGAGCCCCTCGGTCGGTACGGCGTTCAAAATCTGGAAACCCACCCCGCAGAAATCCACCGACGATTCTTCGAGGGTGGCATTTTGGTAGCCCTGCATCTGATAAGCAGTGCTGAAGCGCTTCAGGGCCGAGCCGGCGATAGCCCGCACATTCCTGACGATGCAATCGTTATCCAGCTTGATGACCGTGACCATACCATAAGGCATGTTCCGACCGTCACACAAGACCCCGTCAATGATCACGTCCCGGGCCACACTCAGTTTGATCGCCCGCTTGCTCACGAGTCGTGTCGTGAAGTTCGTGATGGTCACCGGGAGCCGGGTAATCACCCCAGGCAGCGAAGAGCCGTAGAACCGGATGCCGTCCGCGTCATCGAATTCGACTCGGTCATTGGCACTGAGGCCAGTTGCGAGGATTGTCTGCACGTTATCCACCGTGCAATCCCGGATGGCCCCACTGGTGAACGACGTTTGCGGGGTGTTCGGCTCCGCGAACGTGTCCTGGATGAAGAAAATGGCCCCAGTACCACCACAACCGACCGTAGCAGGGAAAGGAGCGCCGCCAGCCGTCGTCGCATTACCGTCGTTCCACTTCGCGAAGTTCCGCCAGAAGCATGAATCGAAGAGAAAATCTTCGACGCCATACGGACTGATGAGAAGTCCATACATGTTGTTGAGCGGCCCACTCCCGGCTTTCGCGCCGACCATGTTCTGCCAAACACAACGGACGAATTGCGGACGTTTCGCGTTGTCGGCCAGATAGACCAAGCAAGCCGCCGGCTGGAGGTTACCGCCATCGAAGACCACATCTTCGAAAGCGACATCGTTACCGGTAATGTCGGCAATGCGTGAAGTAATAGGGCCGGCGTAGAGCAACCGGGCATTGCGCAGTGTGATGGTCGCCGCAAACGTCACTTTGGTCGTGACTCGGTACGTTAATCCCCGACCATCGACCACTTGTCGACCGGAAACTGCAGCAGCGGCGATGGCAGCAGTGTCGTCTGCAACGCCGTCACCGATTGCGCCGAAGTCAAACAGCGTCGCCCAATCCTCGATACGGGCGTCCAGCGTGCGTGCAACTGAGCCGGGCGCATTGATCTGCGTCCCGACCAACGTCCCGCCACTCGCGGCAGCTAGCTGTGCGCGCAACGCGTCCGTGGGCACAGAGATACCGGTCACATTGTCGACGGTATAGATTTCGACGCTGCCATTCGGTACGGAAGTCCGGAGGCGGAACTTGTAAGGGTTGGGCCCCAGGTAATAAGTCACCTCGCCCCGCGAATCCAGGATGATGGGGTTTGTCAGGGGGATCGTGCCGGCGAGGTCCTGGTACGTGTCTTGCGGGATTTCAGTCCCGGCTTGGTAGGAAAACAACTGGCCCCCCGACAACGGATTGCCGTTGGAATCGAAGAACTGCTGCTTGATCGGGGGAGCCAGAGAAGCCATGTCGAATTCCTTTGTCTAGTAAGTCACCTTAGTGGTACGACTAGAACCCCAGGTAGTAGGAGACGTTGACGCGATTGAGCACGGCAGCCCCACCGGCTGCGGCCACGACAGTGGTGGCCACGCCAGCAGCCGCCGACTTGAGCGGTGTGGTCGGCCTGTAGTCAACATCGATTTGCGTGCCGCCAGCGGCCATCGCGTTGCCGACCGACCAAGCGGGGTTGCCCGGGAGATTGGTCGAGGTGTGGATCAGGGTCGCGGTACCCGCCAGCACCGCAGTGGCATTCCGCGTGATGTTGATGCTGGTGATGTAATGGAACATCCCCGGAACTGCCGGCAGGGTAGCGGTGGCTGCTGTGTTGGCCGCTGCAGTTGCGGTCACGTGCAGGTTGGAAGGGATGTCGCGGGTCTGGATGATTTGGTCGGCCAGCGATGCACGGCCCGTGACTACGATGGCACCGGAGGTGTAGGCCGAGACACGCAGACGGACGCGGCGGAAACCGGAGACGCCAACGGTATACAAGCCCGACATGGAGGCCACCGCGCCAGTCGTGACCGTGCCGAGGTAGGTCTCTTGCGTGATCGCCGCAGCAAGCAACTGCTGGTTGACGAACATCGGTAGCAAGAAGTAGTTCGTACCGTCCACCGTACCTTCGCAGACGAACGACATGTTCAGCGCTGCGCCCGAGCGGACATCGAATAGGGCCACGGCTTTGCCGTTAAGGTCCATGATCAGCTCGGCGTTTGCCGCTGCGAGGACACCGCCGGAGGGTCGTGGATCGACAACCGTCTCACCGCCGATAGCGTCAAGCTGCCCTTGAAAAGGGTTGCCGCGCGCGTCAAGAATCTGGCTCATGTATCACCCGATCAAATAGTTAATTCTGTACGACCCGCCGAGGCGGTGCAACGCGTCAGTACAGGACAAGCGCACTGCCATCGACCCCACCGCCGGCACCGCCGTGAAACGGACATCATCAAAATCGGGCGTATTCTCGTCGGCATCGGTGATGTTGCCCCACCCAACGATAATTTTGCTGGTTGGGACAATATTGGCGTCGACGACAGTGACTTGTGCGAACTGGGTGCCGTACGGAACGCCTGTCAACATGACGGCTACTTGAGCAACTGTGCCGCTCGGCGCTGGCTCTACGGATATGGCGGCGGGCAGCACCGGGAGCAATTCCAGGCCTGCGACTCGATCCGTTAACTCCGCGATGGCACTCTGTACTGAAGAATCGTCCGGACCGACTTGTAGGTCCGGTATCGAAGTCGACCCGGTATCGCCACCCACGATCTGAAAGATGTTGAGCAGAAACAGATACCACTCACGGGCCATCTTGCCCGTGCGCGCGTCAATGAAATCAACCCGGGGGGCCGGGATTTCGGTGGGGTTAGGCAACGGTGCCTCCCGCCGTGAGCTCGGCCCCCATAATAGCGATCTTGACCGGGTCAGCACCGGAGACTTCGTACACACGGTCACGGAGCTTGGTGGTCATACCTAAGCGACGCCAAATGACGCGAAGGCCACGGTCACCGATCCGCCCCATGGAACGAGGATGTTCATTCGACCATGTATGGCCACCGTCATCGGACCAACGCAACATGACTTGAGGGTCTTGGCCCTGCCCGGTCGTCAGACCAACGCCGGCCTCACAATCCAGTTGCAATTCGTGCTGAACAGTTCGTTTCAGGTTATTGCGACCGGGCGGCAACGCGCGCCACGAGCGCAACCACCGCTGTGGCTGCCCGTCATCGGTGTAAACAGTCTTATCGAAGCTGTAGACTTTGCCGTTCTCATAGTCACCCACAAGAACCAGCGAATTGAACACCACTTGACAGTTCGATCGATGGCGCGAATACTGCCCGAGCGAAAAGTACGCCCGCTCGCACCATTCGTTGGTCGATACATCGAAAACCCAGGTTTTGGATGCTGTCGGGAATGTCAACACATAGAACGGGTGACCATCCTGTTGGTACGTGTACGCGATCGCGTCGCTGATGTCCCCGTAACTCTGGATCTGCCATTCGAGGGCGTGATTGCTGACACGCACGCCCGTGTAGCCCGTCGCCCGATACACGATACCTTGGCCCCGGGCATCGCCACCGAGCCAGAAAACGCTGTTGTCGAGCTTCGCCACCGAATGCCGGGCGACACACCCGATCTCCAAAAACGCACCCTGGATCCTGGTAAGGGGAAAATCCACGCCGCCCGAGTTATAGAAAACTTCAACCGAGTCAGACCCGAAAAGCCAAGCCTCCCGGTGATCGACGATCAGTGACACGAGATTGTCGGGAGCGCCCTCAGCGCTTGCGAATTCAGTCGGGTCAATAGCAGTGCCGTCAAGGAAATCGGTGACCCAGACTTTTTGTGTGTTCGGCTCAACGAATACGAAATAAGAATCAAGATAACCGACCACCGATGCGCCCGGGAAGTCTGGGTCTGTGATCTGCTGAAAAACAAAAGTTTGATTGTTATAAATGTACGATGGACCATCGGCCGCGATGAAGATCTGTGTGCCGTTCGACGCCATCGAAACCGGGTTCGAACCAGCGACGACCCCCAGATCGGTGATCACGTATGAAGTCGAGACTTTGTACAGCCTCGACCCGGACACCGCGTACAAAAAACCACCGACCACGAGCATGCCACGAACCGGGCCCGTACCGAGGGTCAGCCTCAGTCGAAGGCCGGGGGCCCGACTCAAGAATGCGGGCTCTTTACCGCCCTGGGGGACAAGCTCCGGGTACAGATTCACCATCCGATTCGCGGCAGCATTCAGCGAGCTGGCGACGTAGCTGCCGCCGAGAATCGGGGTCTTCATCAGAAGTTGCCGGCGAAGATGTTGTAGCGTTGGCGGGTGACCATCAAGCCATACGGCATGGACATGAATTCTTCGGTCGCGTTGATGCGCTTCAAATTCCGCTTCGAAGTCATCGCGATCCGTTTCACAGTCTGCGAAGCTTCGACTCCGAATTCAGCTGACAACTCCAAAGCGAGGTTGTACTTGAAAGCCCGTAGATAACCAGCCGGCAACACGAGAACAGTAGACAGGTCCGCCGCCTGAGTCAGTGGGATGACAGAAACGAAATGAAACTCCAGCGCACGAAGAGGCACTGGATACACGAACATGTGAATGTGGTCTTCATTCATGTTCGTGAACATCAGCTGCGGATACGTACTGGTCACGGTCTTGACCGCGATGCCGTTGTACTGCAACTGGTTGATGAACTTCAGGCCGTAAGAGACGTTGGTCGCCGGGTCCCGGAAGTAGGTCGAGTCGTCGAGTTTGACCGGGTAGTTCCCGATGAAATCGTTACCGACACCAGGGCCCAGAGTGCGTGAAATTGCGCCGGGGGGCCACGTGAACACTTGATCCTGGGTACCGAACACAGCGAGGCGTTCAGTACTCCATGAATCGAGCATTTGATTCAGCGCCACCAACGAATCTTGGGCAGTGGCGGGAGAGGGTTCTTCCCCTTCCGCCAACTGCCCAATCAACCTCAGTGCGCCCTTGATCTGATCGCGGGCAGTGGACATTGAGAAGTCCTACACGTTGTGGCTTGAGGTCAGCCGATGCGCCAGTTGGTGCCGTCGCAGAACACCGGAACGACGTTGGCACCGCCGGCAGCGACGACGGCACCAATGCCAGCGGTCAGAGTCGCGTTGGCATTGGTGACCGCCATCCGCATGCCCCGGATGCTGACGTTCGGCACGGGCAGCTGGGCGACCAACACGGGCGTGAACGTGACATCATCGACACGGGGGTCCGTGTAAGCAATGCCCGAGGGTTTGTTGTCAGGCATGTCGCCTCCTCAGGACTTGCGGTAGATGGTGTACGCGCCCACGCCGGTCTTGCGCAGCAGGAACACAGCCGAAGAACCAGCGGCAGCCGTGGGCAGGGTCGTGAGACCCACCAAGGTGTTGCCGGCACCGGGCGCGAGGGTGATGACGCCAGCGCCCGTACCCAGGTTGATCAGCATGAACTCGAACGTGGTGCCGACCTTCGGCGAACCGAGTTCAATGTCCAGCTGAGCGCCCGTGGGCATCGTGTAGGTCGCAGCCGTGGTGCTGGGGTTGCCGATCACGAGGCCGACTGCCAACGCAAGCACGGTGAGGGTCGCGGTGGCAGTGAAGGTGACCGGCGCCGCCATCGCGCCGACTTTGAGTTCGGCCACGTTGCCATCGCCGATTTGGTAGCCGTCGCCCGACTTGGGCAGAAGAGGAATGGGAAAAGGCATTTCGATCTCCAGAGGGTTGAAGTGGGCCCGGAGTCAGCCGGGCCCAGGCTGAAGAGGCATCAGCCCCAGAGGCGCGTGGCCATCGGTCCCCGCAGCAGCGAGTAACCGTACAAGACGTCGACCCGGCAGGGCATGCGGTCGTTGTTGATGTCGTACTGGCGCACGATGCGCATCGAAATGCCGTTGTGCACCTGACGCGAAGCCATGTCCACACCTTGCGGCAGGAGCAGGTCGGCGGTCGCCATGGTGATCGCGTCCTTGTGGTACACGAGGTTCTGCGGCGACTGCTGGCCCGCAGTACCACGGAAGGTGACCACCGCGCCGGACTGCGGGAAAGCCGTAACCGTGGCCAGCGCTTGTTCGGCGGTGAACATCGGGGGCGAAATCGAGACGCCGGAAGCAGCGCCACCACCGGTCGCGGTCTGGTCCAGCAGAACCACGAAGTCCTGCAACTGGCCAGTCGTTTCACGGGTCTGCGGGTTCACGGCGAACACACCAGCCACGTTGAAGACGTCACCGGCACGCAGGGTGTTGCTCGCACCCAGGCCGGCGAGGTCGATCGTTGCCTGCCCTTGGGCCGTCACGGTCGTACCAACGGTGCCGTTGGTACGGGTGCCGTTGGTGTGGACCTTGATGGACTGGCTCATGTTGATCTCGTCGAGACCCAGCACGCCCGTGCCCATGATGCCGCTCTTGAACTGGCGGTTGACGACGTCGATGGGCCCGAACAGACCCTTCATGCCTTCGACGAGACCAGCGTTCGCAGCCGGGTTGACGGTCGCGTAACGCGGGCCCATCGGGGTGGCCATTTCATTCAGCTTCTGCTGAGCGTCGAGCAGCACGCGGCTGGTCGAAGGCACGGTGCCGGGGGTGCCCACCGAGTGGTAGATGTCCTTGTAGACATTGCAGATGTCGGCGTCGACGGCGGCTGCCAGCTGCGAAATGCGGGGCTTCAGCACGCGCTCGGCGAAGTCGTCCAGGTTCAGGGCCAGTTCGGCGGTCGTGAAGTTGATGCCGACGTGCTTCTGGCTGGTCACGCTCAGGGTCGTGAACTGTTCGTTGTCGTCCTGCACCTGCAGGGCAGCACCATCGGTCACCAGCGCGCGGTCCGGCAGGCGGATGCGCAGGGTGTTGCCGATCTTGGCACCTTGCACGGCGAACGAGTCGTCGTACTGGCGGTTGACGTTGCGGCTGAGGACGAGGTTGTTCTCCAGGATCTCCAGCGACTTGCGGGTGATCATGTCGATCGTCAGGAGCGAGTTGCTCATGGGGGCTTCCTTTGAAAATGGATCAGTGGGTCCGCTGAGCCTGGGCCTTCTTCACCTGGCGCTGACGATCAGCTTCGATCCATTGGCTGGTGGTCATCGTTTGAATCGACCGGGGGTCGGTTGTATCAAACGATGGTTCACCGGCTGGACGAGCGCTGGCGGCATTGACAGGGCGAATCGGCGGAGGAACGGCAGTGACTTTTTTGACAGGGGGAGGGGCCGACACCAACTTCCCTTCCAGTTTGCCGATCTCCTTGATCTGCAAAAAGGGCGGCAGTTTGGCGATGCGGGCCGCTTCTTTCGGGTCCGTGCCCAAGGTGTACAAGATGTCGGGCCCGATGTCCGAAGCGCGAATCGCCTTTGCCATCACGTCCGTCACCGGGAGCTGGGGGTTATATGCCACCTGCTCGAAATCCGGGTACTTCTCGACAGCAGCTTCTTCACGCTGCTCGTAGGCTTCAGCGATCTTCGACTCTTCGACCAGAGCTTCTCGCTGGGCGATGCGTTGCTCAGCGACCGCTTCGGCATAAGCTTCAGGCGTTTCGAACTGTTCAGGCTTGATCACCTCGGGAGCAGCTGCCGGGGGCGGCGACTCGACTTGGCGGTTCAGGCGACGTTGTTCCTTGGCAAGTCGTTTTCCGACGATGGTATCAACTTCCTCCTGCGTGAACAGCTTCGGCGTGGGGGCCGGAGCCGGGGCAGCATTCGGGTCAAGACCTTCAGTCGATTCCGGCAACGAATTCGACGAACCTTCGGGAGCAGCCGTCTCTCCGGAAGGGGGCACGGCCAAGGCCGCTGGTGGGTTGTGGGCGTTGGGATCCATCTGATTCCTGAGGAATCCCCGGTGAGTCGCACCGGTACGAGAACAGGCGGATCATACCACAGCCCGGCGGAACTGTCAACCTATTCCGCTGAGATTGGTGAGCTATTTAAACGCGAAATTAGCGCGGGCTACACTACCGCCAGTGTACCTTTTCACTACGTCCAACACCCAAGGACGGGCGGCGAAAACGTCACTATAGGCCCCCCAACGCTCGTTGTTGTTGGTGTTCTGGTCAGTACACGCCCAAAGCAACGCTCCGCGAACCCGGCGATCTGGGGCGTTGCCCATTTCCAGCCAACGGGCAAAATCGGAAGCTTGTAATAACCTCGTCGCTTCGGTAGGGGGGTCCACCGGACCAGTACTAAGTGCCCGACCGAATTCACCGATAATCACGTCGTAATCCGGGGCAGCCGCAAAAAACTGGTCCCAGAACGTGGCATTGATAGCACGGAAATAACAATGGATACTGATGAAATCGAACCAAGGAAGAATAGGACCGTCACTGATACCCAACAACCAGTCTTCGCCACGAGGTCCGGGCGCGGGCACCCCGGTCGCGGTGTTCACAACAGAAGCCGAACACGTGATGGGCATCCAAGGCACAGCACTTCTGACCGCTTGGGCCATCGGCCTAATGAACGAATTTCCGATGTTCCCACTCTGTGATTCTTGGATCAGGTCACACCCGATCACGTTGTCGTAAGCACCGACCCGGCGGATCGTAGTAGCTTGTATCGCCGCCAACTGCGCGGGGGTAAGTCCGCCCCCGATCGCGGAAACAAGGCCAGCCTGCGTACCGCCGGTACACATGAACACAGACACGCCCAGCGAACTACAATACTGGACCATTTGCTCCATGCAAGCGTCGTGATAACTCTGAGTGAACAAGCTATTCACGACGCCTTCTTGGGCGCCTATCATACGGATGCAATTCGCACCTATTCCGTTCCCGGCGAGGTGATCGATCTGCGGCTTCACCCAGTTGGGCCATCGGCTCGCCCAATTCAGAAACAGATTGGTCCACGCAAGCTGCCCACCGCTGGGCGCTACATCAGCAGCCGTTGGGACGATGTTGGCACCGAACAAACGGCGCCCATCCGGTATGCGTAGACGAGCCATTACCCGACCCTTTGGACGTGAAGGCGAGAAATGTCAATAGCTCCTGAAGCCCCGTTAGGGATAAAAAGCATTTCCATGTACTGGCCTGCTCGGGCATGAATTATGCCGACACACCGCATAGACTGAGTGGCTTGTGCGCCCTGGTATCCCTCAGGAAAAGATGGATCATTGATCGAGCCATCGAGTCTCGGCTGAAGCGAGAAAGCAGTGCCCGGAGTTACCGCACCAAACCAGATAACCGAACAACTGACCATGTACGCACCACTGGAGGGGAACGTCACACGACTGTTGTTCGTGGCGGGGTCATGCATCGACGCATTGTCAAACGCGTCCGCTTCGGGAAAGGGCAACACGATAGCCGCGCCGGCATAACCGGTCGCCGTGGTGCGGGTAACACGGCAACCGGCGAAGGGTGTCGTGTTGTACATCCAGTTACCGAGCGTGTCGAAAGCAGTGATTGTGCGGGAGATCACTGCGCTAGCGTTAGTCGTGCAGAAACCGACCCGCAGGCAATTGACCGGAATGGCGGGCGAGGCAGCAGCGACAGCAACGGCGGTTATGCGAAGGGTGCCGTTATCTTGGATGTCAACGTAATTATCACTGTTGGCCGTGAACGTGACCGAAGCGCCCAAATAAAGAACGCGGGCATTGTTCACCCAAGCACTGCCTGACGGGTAGGTCTGAGTCAACCCGCCGGAAACAGGTGGGAGCAGCCCCGTTTCCACATAATCCAGTACAGAGGGGCGCGGCTGAACGAGCGCGGCTGCTGCAGCAGCTTGTGCTGCCGACAGCAATGGATTCGGGAATGTGATGTGGGGCATGAGAATGACTCCTCAGGCGTAATACGAGATATTGAGGACCGCCGAAGCCGCCTGCTGGATGAACCGAATGTTCCTGAGATTACCGTCGTACTCCAGGACACCACCAGCGGCCAACGGCATCCCGACAACAGCTGTCGGGTCGGTCAGGTCGTCACGCCAGCGAACGCCTTGGGTTTCGGGAACAACTACGGCCATCACCGCACCCGTCGGCACCGTCAACGATGCTGCAGTAGCCAAACTGGTGATCTGTTGGTATCCGAGGCACGAGGTGGTATTTTTCAGCGCCATTTTCTTTCCTTGGTAGATAGTTTGGACATGGGGCACAGCGACCACCCGTTTACGCTAAAAAACGCAACTTGTAGAGGGTGGAAAGGAACAGAGCGACGATCTCGTCGATGACGTTCTGCAGCGCGGAATCGTCTTTCGCGCAGCACTCATACCGACAAGATTCGATGCTCTTGAGCTGGGTTTGCAGGAATTCGATGATGTTCGAATTTCCCTTGACTTCTGGGAGTTTGATCGGCCCGATCAAACCGTGGCGACCCTGGTAAGCCTCGGCGAGTTTGTCAGCGAGGGGGACGATGTCACCGTAAAACGCCCCCAGAGCTTCGTGGCGCGCAAAGCTGCGGGTGTTCAGGTGCGCTGAATGAGCGACGTCACGACACAGGAAGAGCAACCCGATGAGGGCGTCGATTTTCATTGTTCAGCTCCCGTGGGCGCGGCGGGTTCAGCCGGTGGGAATGGGAATTCAGGCAATTCTTCCCCGTCCGGCATTTGTGCAGATGGGGAACTGGCCACCAAATCCCCGGAAGAGATCATGCTGCTGATAGTGCCCAACACGACCTCTTGGATTTGGTCGGCAGTCATCTTCTCTTCGAAAGCTGCTGCGCGTTCGGTCTGAGCCTTGAACGCGTCGATATCGGCCTTGAACTCCTTGACGGCGATGTCACGGGCTTCGAACGAGTCCTTGACGGATTCGAGCATCTGGTGCAGGCGGTCCATTTCTTGACCCATGACCTCGATCTGTTGCTTGGCGGATGCCAGTGCCGGAGAATCGTCACCTTCCTCCAAAATCTTCGGATCGACCATCTTCTTGAGGCGCTTGGCCAGTTCTTGGGCCCCCGGCCAGTCCATGGACTTGACAAAGAGGTCACCGGCGACGGCCCACAGTTCCTTGTTGCCCTGCAGGATCTGGGCCATGCCTTCAAGCGCTTCTTGGCGCTTGGTCATGTAGTTCGGACCAGTGATGACCATGACATCGAACTTGCCGCAACCCAGGTTGTAGATCTTACGGACCGCGACCCCGGTCTCGTTTTTGATCTCCTGAACTGGGCCTTGGACTTCCGGGTCGGTCTCGATCATCTGCGTTTCACCGTCTTCGCCGATGATGCGTAGGACGCGGGCCGTGTCGTAAATCTTCGGGATCAGGTCGACCAGCTGGCGCGTGACATATCGGACAGCGCGCCCGAGGTTATCGACATAGTGGTAAGAACCAGTGTCGGCCTGTTTCTCGCGGGCGATGATCGCCTTGCCGGAACGTTCGTTCGAAGTGGCCCCGATGCTGGAGTCGTACTGCCCGACCGTGCTCTTGATGTCGTCTGCTGCCCCCATCTTGGCCTGAATGAGCGCCGTCTGGGCCATCGGAGGCAGCGAGCGCTGCGGCAGGGGCAAGACATTGCCTTGACCATCCGTGACGTCCGCGTTCACCTCCAAGTAGGGGTGGTTGCTGGTGTTGGCCGTCCGCCACTGGGTTTCGAAACCTTCGAACTGCCCGGCATACCCCACAAACGGGGCCTTGGGAGCCAGCGCGAGCATTTCGGCTTCTTGGCTGGTCCAGTAGTTGTACATGCGCTGCGCGTCTTTCGCGTTGCGCACGAGACCCGAAATGTGCAGCTTTCCCTCGACTTCGTACTCGTTGCCGATGACACGGACGATGGGGATGTACTTGCCGAGCCACTCGTTCTCTTCGAGGGTCTCGTAACCGTTCGTCTTGCACCACTTGATGACGCGCTTGTCCGACTGCCGCGACTTCTTCGGCTTGCCGAACATCGCTTTGGCGGCCTGGAATTCGGGGGTGCCTTCGAAGGTCGTCGAACCGTCCGGCCAGAGGTGAAGCTCGCGCTTCTCATAGACCACGTGGAAATACTCGGCAACTCGAATGGTCTTCTCGGTGATCCAAGTGGCCATGCTCTGGTCGGTCAGAGCATAACTCGTCAGCGAAGAAATGGGTGCAGCATCCGGGTAAAGCCGAATGTAGTCTTCGTGCGTCAAATCACTGAAGACGAACGCCCAATTGGCATCTGCGCCGCACGGGTCCTGGATGGTGGGGTCGAGGACCACCGAGAAGGGATTCCGGACCCGCCCGATGCGCAGTTCTTGATCGAACGTGTCGTCGCCGCAGTAATCCGTGAGAACTCGGATGTAGCCTTCGCCGACACTGACTTGGTTGTCGCATGCCGTGTCATATGCGACGTCCGCGTCGGACATGTATTCGATGTGCCGGATCAGGCCATTATAGATCTCAGCGACCTTGACGTCGGCCTGATCATCTACTGGGATCACTTTACCAGCCGGGCGGTTCTGGCGCTGGTCGTTGGTGATCTGGCGAACGTGCTGAGGTAGCTTATTGACTGTCAGACAGGGCCGAGCGTTAACCGTCTGACCCTGGACACTGCTTCGGGCCGTCAGGACGTCTTGCGGCCACTGCCAAGAGTTGTCAGAGTTACCCGCGAGGAACTTCAGATCCTCCAACTCATATTGCCGCGACTCCCCGTAGGCTTCCAACCCCAGCTGCATACGCTTGCGCAGGGTTTTGAGCATGGTCTCGTCGCGATTGTCTGCAGCCATCAATATCTCCAAGTATTCTTAGGAACTCATCCAGGAGGTGTGAACCCCCCGGTGGCCCGCAACGACCCTCTGAGGGCCATTCGTCGACCCCTTCTTCTCTTTTCGGGGCTTGATGATGCCCGGGAAAAGGAATGCGAGGGCCCAAATGACCGCATCGGCGCGGTTCGGACTGTTTTCGCCAGTGTAGCCGGCTGTCGTGAAGCTTGTCAGCTCGTCTTCGAGGTCTCGGAGATACCCCACGTGACGCACCTTGCCCTGTTCGTAAAGGGCAGAAATGGGTTCGGCCCGTGGAATCTTGCCTCGGGACGCCGACACCGGACGGTAATTGAGACGACTGTTGGCCGTGCGAATGGTATGTTTGACCATGGCGCCGCCGTAGTTGACTTCGGCAACCACTGCATCGGCTTCATGGCGGTCGTAGGCGTCAGCGACAACGCGAGCCCATGTCGCGGGGCCAGCTTTGATGGTGAGATCTTCGAGAACATAGGCATTTCCATCCGTACCGAGGCCCACGACGGCGATGCCAATGGCGTCGTTGTCCGTATTGTTGACGTCATCCGCGCCTGAAGGGTCGACCGCCACCACCACTCGGACCATGTCCGGCAATGGCTCGTCGATGACCCGCCACATTTCGATGTTTTCATCGGTGAAAAGTGCGTTCGGAGTGGCGTCCGCGAATTCGCCCAGCAGGAACCGCTTACGGAGGCGCGGTCCGAGCGCCTTCAGGGTTTCCAGGTAGCCTTCGCTCAGGTTCTCTTGGTTGTCTTCCGGGTTCATCCGGAAGCTCACGTAGTTCTCACGGTCCGGGAGTTGCTTCTTGGTCTCCGGGTCGATGCCCTGCATGAACAGCTTGTATGCCCAGTGCATCTTGTTCGTGGGGTTCATGTCATAGAACGCCCTCGGGGTCAAGTAAACGCCCGACGAGACCTCCGCCAGCTGCGCCAAACGAGTCATCGCGATGTCGCGGGAACTCTGCGGGATCTGTGAACACTCGTTGAAATAAATCGTGGCATATTCCTGGCCCAGGATCTTTTCGGTGCGCTCTTTGTCATCCAGACCGCCGAACCAGATTTCGGACTCGTTCGGCAACGTCACATACCAGTCGGTCTTCGACAAGTGCCACTGGACGCCCGGGAAGCAGACCTCCATCACCTTCGGGAAGGTGTCGAAGATGATGGAAGCTTTGATGTGGTTGAACCGGAACCGCAGGATCGCGTGGCGCGACTTTGGAGCCTTCAGAGCGCGCAGGACGACATTTCGAACATGCAGGAAGGTCTTACCGGAGCGGCTTCCGCCGAACAACATACCGTTCTTGGCAGACCCCGCCAATATCTCTTGAGCCGCCGCTTGGACCGGCGTGAGCTTAAATGGCTTTGTCATGGGGGCTCGCGAAGTTCACCTGGATCGCGACCTGGGGGGTGTGCTTCCCGCCGCCGTTTGAATTCATGTAGTAACCCATCGCTTCGCCGCGCGAACGTTCGGCATGGAGGGCCACTTTGAACTGTTGGGCGTTCAACGCTTCGTCGCGGATGGCCGCCAACTGCATCAAGTGGGTGCCCAGCGAAATGTGGGAGGCTTCCTTGATGGCGTCGTTGAGGTCTCGGATGCGCAACGCCACTTGGGGCAACTGCATCAGGGCGATGCCCCGTGCTTGCGGCATCCTGGAATCGTCTCCGAACGCTGCTTTATATGCCCTGACCACGTTGCCGCTGTACTCGATCATCGCGAGCGCGAACGTGTCCTCTTCCTGCGTCAATGGCGGATACTCGACCAAAGTGGTCGATTCGTCGTCGATGATGGTAAGGTCATTCGCCATAAGCCTTCGGATCATACCACAGCCTGGGGAGCGAGTCAAGAACATCGAGGATATCAAGTCCTAGATTCTCAGAGGGGTTTCCGGTTCGGAGAGATAGGTATTTCGCGGGCGCGACGGGGATATACTTCCGATACCCGGAGGGGGGAGGTAGGGGTATACATAGCCCACGCACACGGGGACGGGTGCCGCGAGGCGGGGGACCAGCGCGACGGGGCGTCGGACGAGGAGCAGAGAGGGGGCCCAGAACTCGGAGGTTCTCCGGTCTAGAGAACGACTCTAAACCACTGGGGTCGCTGAGCGCGCGGGCCCTAGCCGGAGGGGGGTAGTTGGTAGGTGCTAACTTCGCACGCGGGCTCCGCCCCCCGGGCCAGCGTTAGTGGGCGCTAACTGGGGCCTTGTTGTCTGGGCGCAACAGTCAGTGAGCGCTGACGGGGGCCCTGTTGTCCCCGCCCCACGTTGCACGACCACAACACCTGGGTCCTGCCCGCCCTGGTTCTGGCCCTGGGTGTTGCGTCTTCGCTACGAACGGCGGGGTCTGGGCCCTGCCCGCCTTGGTTCTGGGCGCGACTCTTCGGTTTTCGTTGCGACTCCTCGTTCTGCGCTGCTGGACTGGCCAGTTTTCGTTGCGACTTCGCAGTTTTCGGCGCGGGCTGGCCGCCTCTCCCTAGCACAGGCCGGTACGCGGACACAACCCCCCGGTACTCGTTGCGACTGACTGTTCGCGGGAGGCACCCCCCTCCTCCCCTCCTCCTCCCTCCTGGTCTCCGCCAGGGAGGCTCGCCGCGCGCACCGTGGGGCAGGGGGGGGCCCCCGGCTACTACCCCCACCCCTCCCTCTACACAGAAAAAAAACAGGAGGGGGGTAGAGGGGTAGGAGCGCCGGGGGACGAGACCCCCGCCTGACCCCGGAGCAGGCACCCTGTGGCACGCGCCTTGCAGGTAGGAGCCCCCGGTCCGAGACCTGGCACGCTCTATGCTAGGGCATGAGACGTGCCAGGTCTCGGACCCCCCTCCTGCTCCCTCGCCTCTGGGAGGGGCCCTCCCCCTAGCAACCCTCGTGCCACTCCTGCCCCGACCCCCCTACCTCGGGGGGTCTCTCGCCCCTCGCCCCCCGTTCGCTGGCACGTCTCCTGCTACGCAAGGCTCGTGCCTGACAGGCCGTGTCCCAGGGTGACGAGCTTTGTCATATCCGGCACCCAGGCAAGGCTCGTGCCTGACAGGCCGTGTCACCCGGGCTGGCACGCGTCTTGCCTATCTCCCCGCGACGCCCCCGGCGGGGGTTGGCACGCGGGTTGCTTACTTTAGGGGTACCACCCACCCCCCTCGACCCCCTAGGAGACCCCCGTGAGCAACACCCGCCGCCCCGCCCGTACGAACGAAGCCCGCCGCCGCGCCGAGAACGACGCCGTGCGCGCCCAGACCTACCTCGTCGCCCGCCAGCTGGACGCCAAGCCCGACCTGTACGCCGACGCCCAGAACCCCTAC